AGCGACCGCTGGATTGATTGCTCCCAGCGGATGACCCAGGGGTCAAGGGTGTATTTCACAAACTCAAGGGACTGCTGCTCAATATTAGAAAAGCTCGATTTTTCCAGGTCGCCGACCATGTGGGGCGGAACTCGGAAAATTCGAGCGATCTCATTAATTTGGAATTTGCGTGTTTCGAGGAACTGCGCCTGCTCCGGCGAGATGCCGATGGGCGTGTATTTCATGCCTTCTTCCAAAACGGCAATTTTGTTTGCGTTGCCGCTGCCGCCGAAGGTGGACTGCCAGCTTTCCCGCACACGCTGCGGGTCTTTGATCGTACCGGGGTGTTCCAACACACCGCCCGGTGCAGCACCATTGGCGAAGAACTTTGCACCATACTCCTCACAGGCAATAGCCATGCCGATAGCGTTCTTTGCCATAGCGATGGGGCTGTAGCCAACCAAGCCATCGAAGCCGAGTCCGGGGATATGCAGCACATCCGAGGGCTGAAGCGTTACGGCGAACTTCTTGTTCTTGATAGCCTCGTCTGTGCCACGGTAATAGGTGTAGTACAGGCGACCATCCTCGTCTCTGTCCACCGACATCTTGTTCGGCATCAAAGGGTACAGGGCAACGATCTCGTTCTTTCCGTTTCGGATGATCTGCGCATAGGCATTACCCCAGAGGAGCAGATGTGTCATGAGTGTTTCCCGGAACACGAAAGAACTCATCTCCGGGTTCGGCTCATCGTGGAGCAAGCGGTAGAGCGGATGGTCGAGCGCCATTGCCTTGCCGCCACTGTCCGTGTATTTATATAGGTGTAGTGGCAGTCCTGCGACAGCTTCCGACAGGATGCGAACGCAGGAATACACGGCGGTCATCTGCATGGCGGAGCGTTCCGTCACCGTTTTGCCGGAGGTAGTACCACCCATGAAAAAGGCATAGCCACTTCCTGCCGTGCGGTTTTGAGGCTTGTCCCTGGATTTGAACAGCCCTGAAAATACTGACATAAATCCTCCTTCTGTCCTGTTTATTGGACACCATTTTTGCTATAATTAAATCATAAAGAAAGGGGCAATAATTAATAATGAATATGAAAGAGTACATGAAAAAAGTTGGCGTGACGAAAGCTAAATATGTGGAACAATGGATAGAGCGTGATTTGATACCTGGCATCATTAGAGGCGAATCACTATCTGACACAGTGTTCCCCGATTCAGCACGACGTCCATATTGTGAAGGGTCTTTGAAACCTGAACTCTCGGCGGACAAAATTCGTGCTCACATCGTCAAAGCGTGTATTCAACGAAGGCATATCACCAAAGATACGTGTTACGCCAGTCAGGGTGAATTTGATGGTTACATTTGTGACCTTGAACAAGCTGGTCTGATTACCAAACGGCTGGAGGACGGTATCATGTACTATGATTCAACATTAAAAAGTGATACATATACCGGCAAAAGCCTGCAGGTAATTCGCCAGTTTGTATGCGATGCAATTGAAGCTGCAACTAAAGGTGCAACATCGGCAATGCTCGAAGCAAGCTAAATAAATAGCAGCCCTCGACTGTCATAAACAGACTCGGTCTTGTCGTTTCCACAGCGGATAGCACGGTCAAGTGCCATAATCGTTGCCACAGCACCATCGATTTTCTCTGTGGATTTTTCCTTGTCCGGCTTGATGTTTCCGGCAGGGTCGGTGCGGATGAAAATGTTGTCCATCATCCAGCGGAGGACAGGATGCCCGCCGTGGGCAATGCGCTGTTCCAGCACCAGTTTCATCAGTTCCTTGGTGGGCGGGGACATATCTTTGAAGCCCTGTCCAAAGGGAACGACCGTAAAACCCATGCCCTCAAGGTTCTGCACCATCTGCACAGCGCCCCAACGGTCGAAGGCAATCTCTCGAATATTAAAACGCTCACCCAGGCTCTCGATGAACTTCTCGATGTAGCCGTAATGAACAACATTACCCTCGGTGGTTTGGAGGTATCCTTGCCGCTCCCATACATCGTATGGCACATGGTCACGCCGAACCCGGAGATCAAGGTTGTCCTCCGGTATCCAGAAGTACGGCAGGATGATGTACCTGTCGTCCTCATCTTCCGGTGGGAACACAAGCACGAATGCTGTAATATCCGTTGTGGAGGACAAGTCCAGACCGCCGTAGCAGACGCGACCTTCCAGGTCATCCTCGCAGACAGCGAACTCACATTTGTCCCACTTGTCCATCGGCATCCAGCGCACCGCCTGTTTCACCCACTGGTTAAGTCTCAGTTGTCGGAAGGAGTTCTCCTCTCCAGGGTTTTGCTTGGCTGACTCGCAGGCGTCCTTGACCTTGTCGATGCCGACCGTGATGTCGAGGGACGGATTGGCTTTTTTCCAGACCTTCGGGTCCGTCCAATCGTCCGATTCCTCCGCACCGTAGATGACGGGATAGAAGGTGTGGTCGATCTTGCGTCCCTCGATGATGTCCTTGGCCTTCTGGTGGATCTCATAGCAGATGGACTTTGTATCGTTTCCGGCTGTAGTGATGAGGAAATACAGCGGCTGCATCCGGGCGTCACCAGAGCCTTTGGTCATAACATCAAAGAGCTTGCGGTTCGGCTGGGTGTGCAGCTCGTCAAACACCACGCCGTGGGTGTTGAAACCGTGCTTATTACCGACATCGGCGGAGAGCACCTGGTAGATACTGCCCGTTGGCTGATAAATGAGCCGCTTCTGGGAATCCAGTATCTTGACCCGTTTGGAGAGTGCCGGACACATCCGCACCATGTCAGCCGCCACATTGAAAACGATGGATGCCTGCTGACGGTCCGCAGCACAGCCGTAGACTTCGGCTCGTTCCTCTCCGTCACCGCAGGTGAGCAGAAGCGCCACCGCAGCAGCAAGCTCGGACTTGCCCTGCTTTTTCGGAATCTCGATGTAGGCGGTATTGAACTGCCGATAGCCGTTGGGCTTGAGAACGCCGAAAATGTCCCGAATGATCTGTTCCTGCCAGTCAATAAGCTCGAAGGGCTTTCTCGCCCAGGTGCCCTTGGTATGGCAGAGGCTCTCGATGAACATGACGGCGTAATCCGCAGCGTCAGCATCGTAGTGAGAGGCTTTCTCCATGAACCTTGTCGGCTTGTAGTTCTTCAGTTTTCTCGTAATGCTCACCTCCAAGGCACACAATTTCTTGTAATCTGTTGCTTTTAAGAATATTTTCGCATATAATATATGCAGTGATTTTTCTCGAAAAAAATCATTCTCCACCCTTGAGACTCGATTAAATGCAGGAATAATCCAGCAAGGATCTGCCGGGGTCAGCTTAGAAGGTGACATATTGTCCGCTATTCCGTGCGTAGCCGAGGAGCAGTTGTCAAGGAGAAAGGAGAAACAGCCATGGCTATCAAAAAAGGCGTGTCCGCTAAGACACACACTCAAAAGCAGCTCGATGATTATGCCAATCAGCACAATCCGAACAACAAAGCCTACCAAGCCAGAATTGCAAACGAGAAAAAGACCAAAAAGTCAACTCGTAAGCAGGAAGCAAAGCGGCAGGCAGCGTTGTTCGACGAACTTGGGTTGAACGCAGATATTGACTGGATGTGCTACAGCAACCCCTATGATTTCGACTGATCTGCGCTTTTGAGCAGGAAAAGCATCTATCAGAAATGGTAGGTGCTTTTCATTTTTTCCAAAGGGTATAAAAATAGCCGCCACCGAAATCGGTGCGACCTTCCGTATAACGAGCAGCAGCCCCTTTCGGAGCCGTTGCTTTGAAATTTTGATTTTTTACCAGTTCTCGCTGTGGAGCAGAAGCTCCAGCGCAAGCTGCGTGTTCTCATCGGCGGGCTCAATGTCCCAGCCCCTGTCGTAATTGCAGACGATGTATCCGTTGCGCTTGAACATCAGCTTAGAAATGCGTCCACCGTCGATGCCCCACTCGGAGCCTTTGTTGTACTGCTTCATCCAGTAGTGAAAAACCTCGCCGTTTACCTTGATGCTGCTTTCTTTCCACATAACCGTGTACCTCCGTTTGTTTTGTTGTGAGTGTATATTACCTCTGAAGTACGGATATAGCCAGTTACTTCGGAGATATATACTACACAATCATTTGGGGTGGAAACTGTGTATATTACAGCGGTTCTCCCGTGAGGATGAAATGCACATACTCGCCTCGGTGTTCTTCGAGGAATACCACCAGCTCGTAAAACCGCATCTCATTGGCAATGTACTGTGCCATCGGCACATCAAACATATTCGTGCGGCCGGTCTTGCGGATGGCGAGGATCTGCTCTCGGACTTTCTCAGTCATTGTTGCACCTCCGGCAGATGTCCTCGCCGTAGGCCACGCTCAGACCGCAGCCGTTATCCCAGGCAACCATGATGCTGCCGATGTCATCCACGCCTCGCACGGTGCCTTTCGTGCCGACAGGCGGTGCCTGTGGGTCATCCATCCGAACAAGCTCTACACGGGTGCCGACCGGATATTCCTTTCGGATACGTTCGACAGTCTCTTTACTCGGAAATCTCATGCTGCGCACCTCCGTTTCTGAAAGCCGAAGAGCCGGAGAGGTTCTTTAGCAGTATTT